ACACGACAAGCTAGCTGTCGGCTGCAAGAAGGCGTCCAGCATTGGTCCAGATTAGTTTGTTGCCGCTGGCTCAACTGTATACGGCGTAAATCGCATGACCTCGTCGCCCGCCCATTCGTTGAACGCCGCGAGCTGGGCCTGTAGCGGCTCAATCTCGTTCCGGGCAAATACGCGCGCGGCTGTGTCGGCCGCACCGAATCCGCCGGTATTACTCGGCACGATGCCTAGCAACTGCGGCGGCACGCGATGGGCAGCGAGCAGGTCATCGCGCGTGATGTTCTTGATGTTGAAGAACTCGTCTTTCGCCGCGACCTCCGACACCGGAATGAGCTGCATACCGTCTTTGCTCCCGCCGGGGGCGTAGTAGAAAAGGTTGCGGAAATTGCCCGGTCCCTTAGCACTTTTCAGCGCCTCGCGCAGCGCGTCGATATCGCCCTGCCCGGCCTTATCATCGGTGAGGTACAGGATGAAGCCGGCATGGCTGCCGTTCTCGTAGTACCGGCGACGAAAGAGCGTCGACGATTCGTTGAGCATCGCCGCGTGCAGCGAACCGAGATATTCAGGAAGACCGTAGACCTCTTGATTGATATCGGGCTCGATGAGGTGATGCACCGCGCCAGGCTCGAACTCGTGAATGGCCTTCCAGCCGTTTGTTTGTACATAGGTCTGGAGGTCGACCCGGCGCCGAACATATTTCGCCGGCGCCGGCTCATAGCGCAACACACCGCCAAGCCTATTTTTGACCGGCGACAAGTATCCATTTCCGAAGATCATGAAATCGAGCGCCCAGCGGCGAAACGCGTCTCGACTCATCAACGGGTGAGGAATGAACGTAGACGCGAGCACGTTCCGCTTGAAGTAGATCGCCGACGCGTGGTGCGTGCCCGAGCGGAAGATTTTCGAAAGGCCCGCCCAGCTCACGGGTGGCTCATACCATCCGTTGACAGTCACCAGCTCGGCGCAGTCCAAGATATCGGCGCGGTTCATCACCGGCAACGGATCGCCGAAGGTGAACGCCGTCGACTGCACCGGCCGGGATATCTCCGCCGGCACCGCGGGTGGAGTCGAGTACTGCGGCCGCGTTGCTTGTTTCTTCATGAATAGATCTCCAAAAATCCTGTATTGCGAGCTGTGGCGCCCTCAAGCGGCTCGTTCGATATCGCGTGCAGAACCGCCCACGCAAGGTCAGCGTGGCCGGTTTCCTCGCTTCTGCCCGCCTCGTAAGTAACGTGGCGTCCGCTGGCCGTGACCGTCTTTTTGATTGCCATGAAGGCGGCCGCCACGTCGGTCCAACCGGCGTCGAATTGCAAGCGAGCATTGCCGACGACAGACAGGCCTTTGAGCACGAGCCGACCTTTGACCTCGGGCGAATAGTTGAACGCGACGACACGCGGATAGAACTGCTTCACGAGCTGATAGACACCCTGCCCGATGCCTGTCGTATCGATCGCCATGTAGGCGACGTTGTAACGCTGCGTGATTTCTTCGATGCTCTTGGCTTGCGCCTCGAAATCCATACCGCGCCATTGGTGTTTTTCGAGTACGCGAAACGGGCCGCCGTCGACAACTGGCGGCGCAACGACGACACAACCCGCGCTGTCGCCCGAGAGCGACGGATCGTAGCCCACCCATACGGGCTGAAACCCGAACGGTCGAGCAGCGAGCGGCTTGTAGTCTTCCCATAGCTCCCACGAGTCGACCATGCACCGCTGAAGGTTCGCCAGCGTAAAAATCGACGCGGTATCGTCGATGAACTGACACATCAACAGGTTCGCGTATTCCTCGGCGCTGTATTCAAGGCGAAGCTCATCGAGATCGAACAGCGTGCAGCCGGCGCGCGCAGCATCCTCCACCGTCACGATCTGGCGCCATTGCCGGTCTTCGCACGGCCGGCCGCGCGATAGCGCCTTATGCGTCACTTCGAAATGAACATGGTCTGCCTTGGCGCGGCCGCGGTTGATATGCTCGCCGCTCCAAAACGGATAGGCCTCGTGACCGATGCTCGATGGTGTCGAAAAGTACGTCTTGCGCCAATGCTTATGCATCGCCATGCCCGACGCGACCTTGTTCAGCTCTTTGAAACGCGGAACCCAAAAGTACTCGTCGAAATAGAAATTGCCGTGGTAGCTCTGCGCCGTGCGCGCGTTCGTGCCGAGGAAGTACAAAATCGCCTCGTTCGGCAACACGATCGGGTCGCCCGTTAGGTCGACGTCGGCGGCCTCGCGCGCGAACTGCGTGATGTACTGACGAAACACGTGCGCCTGCGCTTTACTGGCCGAAAGGAAGATCTGATTCCGGCCCGTGTCCAACGCGTCCGCCAACGCTTCGCGCGCGAAATACCACGTTGCGCCGATCTGACGCGATTTGAGAATGTTCCGCGTCCGCTGATGGCCGTTTCGGAACCAGACCTTCTGATAGTCGAAAAGCGAATCGCGAAACGCCTCTAGCAAGCGGTCTCGCTGCTCGTCGCTGAATTCGTTCTTTGCGGCCTTGCGCTTGGGCGCCTCATTGCGAGCAGCGATGTTCGGATTGAGATCGCCCTCCTTCCCCGTTTCGCTGTACTTCCGCACTCGCGCGATGCGCTCGAGCTGGCGCCCAAGCAAATCGATTTCCTTGTAGTCGGCGCCGTCCTTCTTCTCCTTTGCGACGAGCGCGTTCATGCGCATCTCGATCGTCACCTCGACTGTGTCGATCGGCGTTGCCTTCTGCCATTCGTCGCGCCGCTTCCACGCCTCGACCGTAGCGCGCTTGAGCCCCATGTGACGAGCGATCGACGAGACACGCCAGCCCTGAAAGAACAGCGCGCGTGCGGCTTTACGGGGATCGGCTTCGATGAGCGGGTTATCGGCGGTTTCGAGCATGCCGCAAGCGTACCCGCGCCTCACGCGCGCGCGCAGCGTAAGCCTTTGTATCCATTGCGAAAACAGACGCCATTCGTTGAGCCTCGACAGGCAAACCGCGAACATGAGCACCACGCCAACACACACACATTCACCTGTCGGAGTTCACACGATGTTCAAACGCAAGTTGTCGCTTGTCGCGATCGCTGTCGGCTCGATGGCCTCGCTTTTTGCGCTCGACGCTCACGCCGCAACGTCGACGCTGAGCGCCGGTTTGCAACATGGCGATGTGCTCGGCGGCATCGGCGCTGCCGGCGCGGCCGCCTTCGGCATCGGTCAAACGTCGAGCGTCGACGGCAATCATTCGACGACTTCGAAATGGTTCCGCGTCGCGGTCGAAGGTGCGACGACGGACGGGCGCAGCATCGAGCGCGGATGGATTCAGCAAATGGCCGCGCAATACGACCCGGCGCTCTACGGGGCGCGGGTGAACTGTGAGCACATTCGCGGCTTCGCGCCCATGTCGCAGAATCAGCCGTTCGGCGCATACGGCGACGTGACCGGCCTGAAGGCCGAGGCGATCACCGATGGTCCGCTCAAGGGAAAGATGGCGCTGTTCGCGCAAATCACGCCCACGCAAGCGCTTATCGACCTCGTGAACGGCAAGCAAAAAATCTACACGTCGATCGAGATCAATCCGGCTTTCGCCGACACGAAGCAAGCCTATCTCGTGGGCCTTGCTGTCACCGACAGCCCTGCAAGCCTCGGCACCGACATTCTCTCGTTCGCGGCCGGCCAGGGCGAAAACAACCCCTTTAAGGACCGCAAACAATCGCCGGAAAACTTGTTCTCGGCGGCCGAAGAAGCGGCGATCGAGTTCGAGACCCCGACGCCGGCGGGCGGCGCATCGGTATCCCTGTTCAAGCGCGTGGGCGAGCTGCTCGGCCTCGTGAAAGACAAGGGCGCCAACGATGACAAGCGGTTCGCCGACATGACACAGGCCGTCGAGGCAATCGCGGGGTTCACCAAGGACTTGGCCGCACGCGTCGACGAGTACGCCGGCAAGCTCGACACGGCAAGCGCCAACCTCGCGAGCGAGAAAGAAGCCCACGCCGCGACCGCTCGGAAACTCGATGAGCTGACCGCGAAGCTGTCGTCTCAACCGGCCGGCGGCCAACGTCCCCAAGCGACGGGGCAGACCAACCCGCACAAGACCGATTGCTGATCGTTCTCGGGCATTCCTGACGGCTTCACCCTCAACGTTTCGGAGATCCATCCATGCGCAACGAAACCCGCGTCGCGTTCAATCAATACCTGAGCGCGATCGCACAACTGAACGGCGTGCCCGACGCAGCCGTGAAATTCACGGTGGACCCGGCCGTGCAGCAAACGCTCGAAGGACACATTCAGGCATCGAGCGCGTTCCTGCAGCGAATCAACGTCGTCGGCGTCGAAGCGCAAAGCGGCGAAAAGATCGGCCTTGGCATCGGCTCGCCGATCGCGAGCACGACCGACACGAGCACGAAGGATCGACAACCGATCGACCCGACGACGCTCGACAGCAACGGCTACTTTTGCACGCAAACGAACTTCGATACGGCGATCAAGTACGCACGCCTCGATGCGTGGGCGCAGCGCCCCGAATTCCAGACGCTGTTTCGTGATGCGATCGTGCAACGCTCGGCGCTCGACCGCATTTGCATCGGCTTTAACGGCACGTCGCGCGCTGCAACGTCCGACCGCGCAGCGAACCCGCTGCTGCAGGACGTGAACAAAGGATGGTTGCAGAAGTGGCGAGAAACCGCCCCGCTGGAATCCGCGATTTCCGCTGGCACGACCTGCGTCATACCTGGGCGAGTTGGCACGTCCAACGCGGCACACCGCTTCAGGTGTTGAAGGAATTGGGCGGCTGGGAAACGATGGAGATGGTTCAGCGATACGCGCACCTGTCGGCTGACCATTTGGCGCAATGGGTGACGCCGCTAACGACCGCACCCGCACCGATGCTAGCTGCAATTTAGCTGCAAAGACGTAGCCGGAGGAAAAGGGGAAATCGCGGAAAGCCTTGCTAGATATGGCGCGCCCGGCTGGGATCGAACCAGCAACCCCTGCCTTCGGAGGGCAGTACTCTATCCATTGAGCTACGGGCGCGTGAGACATGACGGCGCCGCCGCTAAAACTGCGGCGCCAAGCAAGACCGAGAGCATACCCGGTTTCGCCTGCTCCGTCCACCGCGCCCCGCCCGGCCGGGCTCCGCGGCATCCCGGGCCGCCTCATCTCGTTTTATCGCTGCGCCCCGAAAAACCGGCCGGGCCATCCCGCTCGATCCACCGAACAGCAGCACGAGGCTCCCGATAAAAAACCACGCCCGCCCCCACCCCGGGTAAACGCCGCCCCCGCCCTTCCCCCGCCCCGCTCGCCCAGGCGAAAACGTTGCGTCTATAATCGTCCCTGTTTGATCGAATTAATTAAGTCGATGCCGACTTAGCCGTTTTAGGTTTTTTAGCTGTTGCCGTCGCGCTGTACCGCTCACCAACAAAACTCCCGGGAGACGAGACAAGCATGAGCGAAGCACCACACGGAGCCCCGATCAAAACCCCCGGCCAGTTGATCGCCGCGGTCATCGCGGCGTTCGCCGTTCCCATCGTCGTCATCATCCTGTTGGCGTACTACGTCAATCAGACCACCCGCACCGGCGCGGGCACCGACGGCCTATCCGACGCCACCGTCGCAAGCCGCATCGCGCCGATCGCCCAAGTGACGGTCCGCGACGCCAACGCTCCGCACGTCTTCAAAACCGGCGAGGAAGTCTTCAAGGCCGTCTGCACCACCTGCCACACGCCCGGCGCGGCTGGCGCCCCCAAGTTCGGCAATAACGCCGATTGGGCGCCGCGCATCGCGCAAGGCTACGACACGCTGCTGCACACCGCATTGACCGGCAAAGGCGCCATGCCGCCGCGCGGCGGCACAAGCCCCGACGATTACAGCGATTACGAAATCGCGCGCGCCGTCGTCTATATGGCTGACCACTCCGGCGCGAACTTCCCCGAACCGGCCGCGCCGGCCCCGGGCGCCGCCGCCACGCAAAACGCCGCGTCGACGCCTTCCGCCGCCCAAAGCGCGAGCGCCAGCACCGGCGCCGTCAACGATCAGGCCGCTGCCGCTATCGCCGCGCTGCCGAGCGCCCCCGCTCCGGCTAATTCGAGCGCCGACAAGGAACAGGCCGGCAAGGCGCTCTACACGCAAGTGTGTCAGGCCTGTCACGCGGCAGGCGTGCTAGGCGCGCCGAAGTTCGGCAATAAGGCCGATTGGGCGCCGCGCCTCAAGGATCCGATGGATACGATCTATAACTATGCGCTGCACGGCAAGGGCAATATGCCGCCCAAGGGTGGGTCGAGCGCGTCCGACGACGACGTCAAAGCGGCCGTCGATTACATGGTCAACGCAGCGAAGTAACGCCCTGGCTACCATCTGAGCGACAGAGGAAAGCGAGGCATCGAGCAAATAGGCGCGGCGCTAGGTCAACATCAGCGCCCGCCCGCCTCGCCTCTCGTCGTCAAGGCTTCTGCAGCAGCGCCTTCAAACTAGCGAGCCGATCCTTCGGCGTCATCGGCGCTTCCTCGGGCGTCGGCGGCGGCGCTTCATCAAGGCCCATCTCGGGGATGAACCGCGACGGCTCGCACACCACCGTCTCCCGCGCCCGCTTACGCTTCTTGCACCAGTTCAAGTGCAAGCTGCGCTGCGCCCGCGTAATCGCCACATACATCAAGCGTCGCTCTTCCTCGATCCGCGCATCGTCGATCGGCTCGTCGTCGGACCCGCCGCGATGCGGCATGATCCCTTCCTCGACGCCCACGAGGAACACGTGCGGATATTCGAGCCCCTTCGACGCATGGACCGTCGACAAGCGCACAGCGTCAGGATCTTCGTCCTTGCCCTCGAGCATGGACATCAACGCGACGGTCTGAATCAAGCCCAATAGATTCTTGCCCGTATCAGCCAGGCCGTCGGCATTGTCGTACCCAGTGGCTTCGCCGTCCTCGGCCTCTTCAGGCTCCGGCTTCGTGCCCTTACGCTTGAGCCATTCGAGAAACTCGAGCACGTTCTGCCAGCGCGACTGCGCTTGACGCTCGTCGAACGTATCGTAGAGATACGCCTCGTAATGGATCGCCTCCATCAGATCGTCGATCAGCGTCGTGGCCGGATCTTTTGTCGCACGCTCGGCGATACGCTGCATGAAGTCGCAGAACACGCGCAGCGGCTCGACCTGCCGCGCCGACAGTCGGGCTTCGATCCCGCCCATATACACCGCTTCGAACAGCGACACCTTGGCCTGCCCGGCGAACGAGCCCAACGCTTCGAGCGTCGTGTTGCCGATGCCGCGCCGCGGCGTCGTGATCGCGCGGATGAAAGCGGGATCGTCGTCCGGGTTGGCGATCAAACGCAGATACGCGCAGATATCCTTGATTTCGGCTTTATCGAAGAAGGATTGGCCGCCCGACAGCACATACGGTATGCGCTCGCGCCGCAGCACCTGTTCAAAGATGCGCGCCTGGAAATTGCCGCGATAGAGGATCGCGTAATCGCGAAACTGCGCCCGGCGCTCGAACTTGTGCGCCGATAGCCGAAACACGACCGATTCGGCCTCGTGCTCTTCGTCGTTGCAGGCAGTCACAGTAATGGTGTCGCCCATCCCGTGCTCAGACC